ATGAACAATCAAATCACACTAGCGTATTTAGATTATGATGATCTAGATGCTTTACAAGTTGTAAGTGTTGTCAGTTTTTATGAATCGTTTATCGATGGCGCAGATCCACTTGATATGCAAGGATATTTACAGACACAATTGACAACTGAAATATTGGCAGTAGAATTGGCACAGTCAACCAGTAAATTTATTGGTATTAAGGATCATCAAATACTCATTGGTTATATGAAAGTCAATGATGAAAAAGATGCTATAGAGATTCAACGGCTCTATCTGCTCAAAGATTATCAAAACAAAGGGTTAGGGCAACGGTTACTCGATGAAGCGAATCGTTATGCTAAAACGAAACAAAAACGTTATTTACGTTTGACTGTTTATGAAAAAAATCATGCAGGTATTCGTTTTTATGAACGTCATGGATTTAAAAAAATCGGGATCAAACATTTTCCTTTAGGAAAACAAGATCGTATTTGTCCGATTTTAGAAAAAGAAATCTAAAAAAACGTCCTCACTTTTGATGCTGAGGACGTTTTTTTAGACTGGTAATGGAACCATAATTCGCTTTCCTTTTTGATAAATCGCTAATTCCGTCACACCTTTTGCTTTTAACAGAGCAAAAAGATCATCGAAATGGAAACGGAAATGTTCAAGGTAATGCCCATCTGATCCAACACTAAACAAGGTACCACCACGTGAAAGATATAAATCGATGACATATTCATATAACGCTAAATTGTCATACAAGTAAGCGCTCTTAGCATTTAATTCGAATGCCAATTTATTTTTGATTACTTGATCTAGAATCGGTAAAAACTGCGCTTCATATTGTTTAAATTCAGCAACGGATAGACCAAATACCCGAAAACCATAGTCAAAATGAGCAAAGACATCTGCTTCTATAACAACTAGTGCTTCTGAAAGTTGTGCAAAATACTGAGGAATCACAATAGCAGGATCCATATCTTTGACTTCGTCATCTAAATAATCAAATTGACCATTATGATGCACACTGAGTAATTTTAAATCGTAATCTTTATCGGCTAAATAGTCGATGATCCGATCCTTTTCAAAAGCGATGTAACCGATTTCGATGCCTTTTAAAACACGATTGCCAAAACGCTTATTTAAGCTATTGATTGTTTGACTGTACATTTCATAATCGGGGATATCATCGACTTTAGTAACAGGATTGGCTAAGTCAAAATGTTCAGTTGTCACGACGTAACCATCGTAGTTTGTTAAATAGTCCTCATTTCTTGGGAGTTTTGAGACTACTATATGCGTTTTTTTGTTGATTTACCAACATGTTTAGACATTTTCCTCTAGGAAAAAATTAACTAGCACCACGGGTATTTGTATATTAATTTATCTGAATACAAAAAATTAACTTTTCCAGCTCTTGTAGCTGGCTTCTTTTGTTTCTAGCCTAATTATTTTTCTAAAAAGTTATTTGAATAAATACTCTTTTTGAGAGATCTTAGCCAAACCATTTTTTAAATAGCTAGGGATTCTGCGCTAACTTAAACGGCATAACTCAGTTTATACATGGATTCTTTTGATTAATCCAAAGTTGTTTCCAACTCATCCACTGATTCCAAGGTATCCAAGGCATTATTAGATGTACACCTATTCTCATGTGACAAATAAGATAAAAACTGAAACGATAGATATCATGGAGAATTTAAGAAAAAATTCTTGAATTTTACCAAAAAAAGCCACCGGTAACAATCCGGTGGCAAACCCAAAAGAAATCCAGGCTCGAGTTGGTCATTCTAGATTAGTTACTACTATGGATGCTTACGCACATGTAACCAAAAAAATGAAAAATGAAGCTGTTGATATTTTCGCCCAACGTCTGAAAAGATCTTTGATTTAAAATGCAAAAAATTCGCCCAAGTAAAAACTTGGGCGAACATAGGGCGAATATTTTTGAATTTCACAAATTTTGAAAGCTAAGAAACTCCTAAATTCCTTGCTACTTCTTACTTTCTTCCTCATCCATTTTCAGAACGGCCATGAAGGCTTCTTTTCGCAATAATCTAACTGTACTATTCTCTATTAATCTAAGATAGTCTCTAAGCTTCTAGTATTAAAGGTTATAAAGGAACTAAATAATCTCTTCTATCTTTAGGTCATTTCAAAACACCTGAGAAAACCTCAGTCATCGGTGGCAAAATGGTGGCAATATTTTTTTGCTGCATTATTAAAAATAGTAACAAAAACTTTATCACGATATTTCCATTTCCATCATTATCTTACCAAATTCATTTTTCAATTCTATCTAGAACTCTTTGTATTTCAGATCTAACATTGTAAATATCTTCAATATACTGTTGCGCTGTATGATTATCTGGTATTTTATTATTACTAGGACTAGGGTCTTTAATTTCTAACAACCCTAATATTTGATCGGGATACATATCAATTACCTTAAATTTCAAAGAAGATGCGTATAACCAAGATATTTTAATAGAAGGAAAAACACGATTATGGTTTAAATTTGATCCTTCGAATAGATTTGTCAAAGATTTTTATAAGGTATGGGATTCAGAAGTTTTCTTTTTAGCAATCGAAGATAGCTTATTAATCAATCTCTACTATTCTAATAAGAACTACTTTAAAATCCCTGCTGCGAAAACGAGAATGAAGAAAGACGTATATTTTTTGTTTGATATCGTGACTGACGTGCCAGACGCTCGAAGCGATCATCGGCGTTATGACTATATAAAGTATACTTTCGTTGATCCAGAAAGGTATAAAGATTAAAGTAGGCTACCTAAAAAGGTAGCCCGGAACGGATTTTATCACCATACTTATGAAAGGAGATATTTTTAAGTTGGTATTAAGATTGTGTAATATGATGATATCTATATTTTATAGTATCAGTGCTATAAAATCAAAAATAAGTCACTAATTAACTACCACTCCAATTATAAGCCTTTTTTCTCACTTTTTTTCAAAAATATGGTATGCTTTTTAATGGCTTCAAATATAAAAGAGTTTAAAGCGTAACACACTTTTGGGGAAGTGGTTTTTGGGGAACGCTTTAAACTCTTCTTTATTATTATCTCACAATTTAACCCAAATGTCTTTCCATTTAAAAATCAAATTAAAACTTTTCAAATATACAGAAGTATAACTATGTGAAACATCCTTTCATTAATCCATAAAAGGATACATAAAAAAGCCACTCATTTGAGTGGCAATGGAGAAAGACGTATACTTTTTGTTTGATATCGTGGCTGACGTGCCAGACGCACGGAGCGATCATCGGCGTTATGACTATATAAAGTATACTTTCGTTGATCCAGAAAAATATAAAGATTAAATAATTTGATTATTTTTTCAAAATGCTTTACTAAAGTCTATTTCCATTGATATACTATAAATGAGCAAAATTTGACTTTCATTATTTTATGAAGTAAAATATGAAAGTTTTATGCTAAAGGAGGAGTTAATATGGCGATTGCTATGAGTTTAACGGATGCAACTAGCTGGTTTTTATCTAAGCAATCTATGTCACCCAAAAAATTACAAAAAATGTTGTATTATGCTTATTCTTGGGGACTTGTACTTTTAAATGAAGATCCTGAAAATTTGGATAATAAACTTTTTGATGCACAATTTCAAGCATGGGTCCACGGACCTGTCATTCCTGAAATATATTCGGAATATAAGACTTACGGTTTTCGAGATATACCGAAGAAAGAATTTGGCTTTGGTGAAGATTTAGCCTTAGATTCCGAGGTAGAGGATGTTTTAAATCAAGTATTTGAAGTATACAGTGAGTTTAGTGGTAATCAATTGGAAAACCTAACTCATTCTGAAACACCATGGATAGAGGCAAGAAAAGATTGTTTACCTATGGACTCATCTACAAATGTTATAGAAGACGATACTATTTATCAATACTATAGTACTCAATTAGGTGCGTAAAATGGTCGCTAAAAAAAAGAATAAAATCCCAAAGATTAAAGAAACATCTCTAGGAGGAAACATAAAAAAGCCGTCTATTCCTTCGAATAACGGCTTTTCTTTTTATTCAGTTTATCCATGGATTCAAGGAACTAAGAAATTTTTGAAAAAAGAAAACTTTACTAACTTATGCCGTTGCAAAGATGATTTTGCTGATGAAATGTGCCTATTATTCAACGTTATCATTCCTAAACTATACCAAGATTCAGATAAAATATTTAATTTTGGAAGCAAATGGCCGTATCCTCATTGCCATACATTAACCGGCGAAAAGTTAACTTTAGCGATAAAAATAGCAAAGGAAATACATCAAAGAGAGTTCGATACTTTTGAGGGTGACTCAATTTCTTGGTGGCAAGTGGGTATGACTCAAGGAGTTCGTCTAATAGGTCTTTATAATAAGCCACAAAATTGCTTTTATCCTATTTTTATAGATAGGCACCACTTATTGTATCCTGATGATGATTACAATCAACCTAATTTCGAAATGTACGATTATAATCCGATTCATCATTAAAATTTATGTACTGCCCCTCATCGAGGGGCTTTTTTTATCGTTGCGGAATATTCAAATACCAACGCTTATCATGAAAATCTTGCGCACCGCCTTTAGTGTTTCCCTCTGGATCATTCGTTGCCCGCATCATGCATATATTTTTCTAATAGGCTAATTACGAATTTATTTTGTTATGATAAAATAAAATTTGTGAATTGGAAGGTGAAAGAATGTCAGAGGAACAACATAAATTAATAAAAACAGTAAATAATTTTTTACATTGGTATTTAGGTAAAGAATACACACCCAAAGATATCTTAGAATTAATCTTAACTATTGTAGCTATCGTTTTTGTAATATTTGGTTTTTTAAAAAACAAAACATACTATGAAGATGTGTCTCTAGAATTCTACTCTATAGATACGCAAGGAAAATATTTCCCTCAGAATATTTATGATGAAATAGCATTAGATGAAAGTCCCACAAAAATTGTTCTAGTTTCCCCTGCAAACGTGCCCATGAAAGTTGACATCATGAAATTTAAAGATATGAAAAACGATAGTGAACTTATATATAAATCTATGGGTTACTCTAAAACTATTGAGCCTGGTGATGCACTAAAAATTGCCTATACAGAAAGTGAAGGGATTCCTAATTATCAACTTCATATTTCAACAGAATATGGCGAAACAGATGTACCATTGATCTATAACGGAAGATACAACAATATAAATAAAACAAAAATAAAAGCTACTAGAAAAGTTATACCATATTTTTTAGACAAAATATTGAATTAACTATGTACCGCCCCTCATCGAGGGGCTTTTTTTAATATGATAGTACTTGACCTGGATAAATCAAGTTAGGATTTGATAATCCATTGCGCTGTGCCAGCGCTTGATACGTTGTGCCTAACTTAGATGCGATTGATGATAAATTATCGCCTGATCGAACAGTGTATGTTCTAGTAACATTTGCTATTCCGCTCACTTTTAGAACTTGTCCAGCATAGATCTTATTCGGATTGCTTAGTCCATTTAACGAAGCAAGTGCTTGATACGTTGTTCCGTGTTTTGCAGCAATCGAAGATAGTGTTTCTCCATATTGGACGATATGGGTTTGGATAGCAGCTGATGGTTTGTCTGGAACAGTTGTAGAATCTGGCAAGATTTCTACATTTGATTTTTCAATCCAAGATAAAATATTTGCAAGTAAAACTTTGTTGCCATTTATCTGTTGAACCTTGTAGCTTTCTCCTTTTACCCATTGTGGGATTGCTTCTCCAGTTGCCCAGTTTTTCGCTGAAAAATTCACTTTCACAGTGTCGCCCACTTTAATTTCTGATTTTGGCGTATCATTAGCTTCTTCCCCTGCATCCGTTGCTGGAGTATCTGTTGCTGGTTTATCTGAACCTGTATAACCATTGTCTGTAATGCCAGTCAAATCGATATTACCATCTAATCCACCAGCAATATAAGTTGAGGTAAATTGATAGATACCGATACCGTCCAGCGATGGAAAAATATTCCAGTTAGGAGTTGGCGTTACATTATAATCAGGATAAGCAGAGATCCATAGCGAATCTGGAAACTCTTTGATTACTTGCTGATAATAAGCATTAGCTAATAAAAACGGCTTTCCTGAATAAAGCATTGGAGTATAGCCTGCTGCTTTAATTCGCCGCATACCATAAAGAATGGCATCCGTATTAGCTTGCTTATTAGAAGATGCCCCACCCTCGAAATCAATCGCTACAATTGAACCTTTAGGCGTTTGAATCTTTGGCAAGAAATAATCCATCGTTTGTTTAGCAATTGCTGGGGAACCCCACACATCCCACCAAATATAGGTATGCGCTCGTTTGCCTTGCGCAATTGCAGAAGCAACTTGCGTGGAGTAGGTCCATTGGTCATATAAACTAGCTCCGTTATAACCACCAATTTGTGCAATAGCAAATTTATCATGAGCGTACCCAAATCTTCCGTTCTCCCCTTGATAAATCGACCAATCCACACCCTGATCATTTTTTGCAGCAAAACCATTAATTGGCAATAAAAAAAGAGCCGTTAACAGGCTCATCGCAGTAATAGTAATTTTCTTTTTCATTTGTTTCCTCCTATTTTTTTAAGTTATAAGCCGACACACCAGTGATAACGCCTAAAAATGTTGCTACTGCATTGATAGTCAGCACTGTCATATCTGTTCCATTCCATCCATACGCTTTTCCTAACGTGGCTACTAAAACAGATGCAGCTGGTAATACTGTTAAAACCGTCCATTTAATGACTTGATAATACTTATCGGGTAAAATCATTTCTTCTTAACTCCTTTACAATTTAGTCAAGAAATAGCCAATGATTGTAATGCCTAAGCCAATCATATAGCCCCAAGCCCATTTATTATTGTTCTTCATTTCCTTGATGTCTTCTGCATTGTTTAGTGCTACTGAATAGGCTTTATCTGCCAAATCTTTTGCACTATCAGCCTTTTCTCTAAGTGATTCGTAGTTGTCTAATTTTGTTTCAATTCTTACTAATCTCTCCACAACGTCTTGGAGCGCTTCTTCTTTCATGTTCCACCAACTTTCCAACAAAAAAACGCATCACTTAAGATGCGCTCTCTTCTTTGCTAATAATTTTATCTGCTTCTTCGTCTGTAATGCATAGTGGAACGAATAGTCGAACTTGATCGTCAGTAAAACAGCCCCAATCATACATCATTTTCACATCGCTAAAACTAAACATACTACTCACCTCCCTTTGAAGCTGGATTTAGTTGCTCTTTAATTTCTGAAATGTCTTTGCTATTTTGGAACGAAGCAAGCATCGTTTTTGAATTGATTTGTGCTAAACTATCCGCTTTTTCTTTCAATGCAGTATTTTCCTGTTTAATTGCTACATCGTTTAGCATGAGCTCGGCATTGAGCTGTTTTAGGTTGTCGTTCTCGTGTTCCAGAGCCTCGTACATCACTTTGAGATTGTTTAAATCGTTGTGATCTAGTGCGTTCGCTAAAACAATCCATTGGTTCAGTTTAGGATCAAACATCTGATCAGCAATCGTTAGCGGTTCGCCATCAGCACGAATCCCTTCAAGCGGTGGCTGATCCGTGTAAGGAACGGATACAAGCATGTCGTCCAATACTTTTCCTGCGTACTCTCCGCCAGTACGTCCATATTTCCAAATGTTTTTCATTCGTTTCACTCCTTTAATCTAAGATTCTATTTCCATAATGTGCAGCGTGTTTATTTGAGAAAAATCTAACTTCTTACCATCCTGAGTTTCAAAAGTGATATTGAAGTACTCTCCTTTTTTCAACGCGAAAATTCTACTAAAGTGAAGCCCATGCTTCCATTGTAATGCAGTTTCATTTATACCAACACCACCTGCAAAACCAATTGAACTAGTTTGGGCATCGTCTTTATAAAAAGTAATATAACCATACTGGCCAGCTGTTGATCCGCCAAACTGATATCTAACTAGCCCTTCTACCAACAAAGTACAGTCTAGATTAGCTGTGGCTTGCCAATTTCCAGAATTCCAAGTCAACGGATTCTCTTTCATGGATCGATTCAATTTTGCTCCAATGGTGGTTGCTACTGGTCCAATAATTAACCGAGCTTTATTAGAAATTCCAGTTTGTTCAGTTCCTGTTGAATGCCACGCTTCATAAGGCAACGGCTTTTCTTCTACCAGTACATTTTTCCCATTAACTAGAGGGGTTTCTAAAAAGTTCTTAGTTCCATCTACAGATTGTGGTTCGGTTAAGCTTACCGAATCATTCAAGCCTTTTTCAGTATATTCAGGCGTGATGTCCCAGCTGTAGTCGTTCGGATTGTTACTGTCTTTCAATCCTTCTCCGAAGTATTTAAACTGACTAATATTCGGGGTTCGGATGTTGCCTTTTTCTAGTTTGAGCCACTCAATTTGAACAGCGCCTAGTGATGTATTTGGGTGTTGATAGACTTGCAATATATTAGTAGTACCTGCATCAATTGCATCTTGACTTACAGTGAATGCAATTATCCACTCATCTACTTTACCCTCCACTGGCATCATTGTTCCAACTAATTGAGTTCCGCTCCTGATAAATACTCTAAAACTTTGAATAGCAGGTTTAGTAGCCTTCATCGTAAGCGTATATGTTTGTCCAGCTTCATAATTTTCTATGTTTCGTTTATTGTAAAGTAGGTAATCAGATGTACTTATTGGAAACACAGCAGTAGGATCAGCAATGTTCTCACCCAAAGCCACCTTACTCAAATGATACGGTGCATCGAGTAGATTTGGCTGGTATGGTGTAGCATTCGGCCCTTCTTCAATCTTAATATTGCTGATAACCACTCCACCTTTTATTTTAGTGGCGTCTACCATGCCAATAGATAAATAAAACTTTGATAAATCTGTGATTTCATAATTAACTATTCCTGTACCTTTGATTGTTAGTTCTTTTCCTACTTCTGCACCTTCAGTGCTAGCATATAACAAAATAGTTCCACCGCTAGCTTTACGGTAACCAATCATCAGATTGCCAATGTCGCCAGTTGTACCTTCTTCAAATTTAACCGTAGCACTCAAGGTGTAAGTTTTACCCTTAAGTAAGCTAGGGATACTATTCTTTGTATAGGTACTAAGTCGATCTATTCCTTGTGATGTTATGCGTATACTGTTATATCCTACGTCTGAGACTGTGACATCACTCTGGACATTAAAATCAGAAGCTTTAATTACACTCATTAAATTAGGGTTCCCCGAATAATCATAGCCCCCGAAGTCGATGCTGTTACTGTACATCCTCTTCAGCTTGCCGAGATCGTCGATCTCCTGATTGGTTTGATCAATACGATTATTTACCTTATCAATATTAGTATTGAGAGTTGCGACATCTTGATTGGCTTTCGTAATTTTGTCGTTTGTGTCTTTTACTTTCGCATCAATCTGCGTTTCGGATTCCGCAATTTTCTGATCAATCTCTTGCTTTCCATCAGCTAGAATTTTTTCGATTTTATCGATTGTCTGGCTAAACCCATTGAAATAATAATCTTCTAGTTCTGGCGTACTATCATCAATTGGACTGCGTTTGATGTCAAAAGTAAAACGACCAGCTGTATCCAACGAGCGGTCGTCTGGGAAATCAATATATACGCTACCTTCTACTTTTCCGACATATCCTAAAATATTATCTTCTAATACGATAGATACAATACCATTCACACGATCTTCAATGGTGGCAAGATAGTCATGTTTTCCATATCCGTCTTCTGCTGTTGCAGATTTAAATATCAAGCGAATCGGAACAGTCGTCCCTTCGGGTAAGCTTTGAGGGATGCCGTTTTTCCGAACTAACTTCATTCGAAGCTTAGCTGTTCCTCGATCATGCGACCAAAAAACAACATTCGTCCTGTTTGGACTAGTGGCTTCTGCTTGAATCACAATGATCGATTCATTCATTTTATAAACCATTAACTTAACACCTGCCCATTATTGATAATCAAACCTCTGCCAATAATTTTATTTTCAGTTGTCGCAAATCCTGCAGCTGGCTTGGCATATCTAGCAGTTGCTGCATCAACGTACACCCCAATGTTATTGCCTGAACCCTTCAAGTCGCCCACACTAAACTCTGATAACAAACGAACTTGCACAGCTATGTCTTGATTAATGAATGTTGTTGAACCATACATATTCATCTTAGAAGTCCCACCTACGTATACAGCGTTATATGCCAATGATTTAGTATTCTCCGCAAATTTACACTGACTAATAGCCATATAGCCACTCTGTTCATTGACAATTCCATACTGTCTTCCTTGAAAAAGTGGAGAATTTGCAGTGTCAACGATCTGCATTCCAACGATTTGACAATAGCCAGTGCACGTTGCGAACATAATACTTCTAACTTTAACTGGACAATCAGATACTTGAGGGTCTAATGTTCTGGTATCGTTTAAAGGACGTATGACAAACGATCTAAACGTTAAACCGTTGACAAGTACGTCTTCCAAATACACCCCATCACTAATCCAGATGGTGACAGATGAAGTAGTAATGAGCGGAACCGAATTAACAGCAGTTTGAATCGTGAGAAATGGTTTCTCTTGAGATCCATCTCCAGTCTGGTCGTTTCCATCCTTTGAAACATAGATACTGATAGGTTCGTTATACCCTCCAATGATTTGTTGGACTGCTTTGTTTAATTGCTCTACTTGTTCTTTCTGACTAGCGGCATTTGTAATTAATTCACTAATTTGTTCGTCCGACAGGTTTTCATGTTCTAATAATCTTCCGTGTAATGTATCAAAGATTTCTCCCTTATTATTTACACGTGCATCCAACACTTCGTTAGGAGAATCACCGCCTGAATGAAGCACGAGATTATCAATACGACTATTCGTTGATTTGTCTTGATCAGACAATTTCTTTTCAAGATTGTTCAGATAATCAACGTTTTTATTGAATGTTTCTTTCCATTTTAAAGCGATATTATTTGATATTAGTTTAACAAGCCCCATCTACATCAGTCCTTTCTTAGCAAGATTTGCCAGTATTGAAGTGATTGTTTTCTTGGTATTTGATAATACAATCTCTGGCGCTTTATTAGGGATAGCTGGATAATCAGTAATTCCCACAACTTGAATGTAGGTACTTATATTCAAAGGTTCATAAACAAAAAGGACCTTATCCCCTTTGTTAAGAGATACGGCCCATTTTAGCGTTACGGATCCTGAAACATCTGGATAGTCGTGTAACTGTTGTTTTAGATATTCAATCATATTATTTTGAATAGTGTAACGTTCGTCTTCTATTGGGTCTTGTATTCTGATTCCCCATTTCTGTGACTCGGGACTGGTATAAGTAACTGGATTAAAATAATATGAGTCGTCTTCTTTTTTCTTACCAAATCCTTTAATTTGTGTTTTCAAAGCATAAGTATCAATATCAAACGACACTTCATCTGTATTATATTTATATCGGATTTGTTGCTCAGTTATATTTCCATAATCTGAAATGGGGTAAAATACTAAATGCTTATTGTTTGGTATCACAACTGCACCGTAATCTTCCAAAATTTCATTAATAAGATTTAAATAATTATCATTTCCAAAATTCTCCTGCTCCTTTTTTAAAAATACATTATTGGGATCTACAACTTCCCAACTAAATCCTCGGTTTCCAGCTTTAAAAATATGAGTCAGAAGATCATTGATTGATTTTGTTCCAGATATGGTGTCATATTGCCATCCATCTTGAATAGTGTAATAGACATGAGTTGCTACTACATCTTTATAGATTTGGCTACCAGAAGCATATGGTCTCATCTGCTTGATTGAATACTGCTGACCATCAAAAACAACATAGTTTTCATAGTCAATTAAATCAAAAGTTATTTGATTCCTTTTTGTCTCTGGTACAGTCACAGATAACTCCCACGTTTCATTTTGTTGCCACGAGACAGAAAAAGAATCCTTATCGTAGTTAATAAGGATTTCCTCTTTTGTTTCTTCATAATTGCGTATTAATATGTTTTTCAAAGTATCACCTACTTATACAAGAAACGGAAATCCCAAGAAGATTTCACTCTAGTAATATTTTGAATTTCGATTTCATTTACTCCTTCAGCTAAAGTGATTAGTCCATGGTTTGTATCAATACCACAACTTACACCATTCAATTTTGGGTATACACCATCCAAAACTAACGTCTGCCCTAAATTAGTTGAGAGAGAAGGATAATAAATGAAACGATCGCCTGTGGTCTTATTGAAAATAGTCACATTTCCTTCTGATTCTCCTTCGAGGGTAATACGTAAATCTGACTCTCTCGGATCAATTTCAAAACTGCCAGCATTAAAAATCTTAAAGAAACTAGTATTGTGTGTATAACTAAAATCTTCAGAAACTAGACCTTGAGAAAACTGCCAATCCTCATCCAAACTGAAATCAGATAAAGTCGTCGCAATCGATTCAGAATATCCTTTATAGGCGGAAAATGATACAACACAATTTCCTTTAAAATATGCCTTTTTGGTTACAGTCATACTCTCAACAATCACTGGGTATCTTTTACCAGGTTCTTTCGTATAGATAAAGTAGTATTCAGCTTCTTTATTAAATAGTTCTCTCAATTCTGTTTCAGTCAAAATAAGATCATTTAGATTGTCTGCAAAATAATCAAATTCAAAAGTAATAGGAAAAGAATCAAATGAGTGTGTCAGCAGCTTTTTTCCTACTGAACCTGCATAAGAAGAAAATTCATTTTTAGGTACTGGCATCCCAATTTTTATATCAATGATTTTTATTCGGTAATTTGCTAGTAAGTCAAATTTACCTGTACTAAATTGGAGAAATACTGATGTTTTATCATCCATTGAAATTCTTTCCTCTCGTATATAGTTTTCTTGCTAATGATGAACCAGTATATTCATCTACACTTTTGCTGACTTTCTTACCGTCTAGAATACTTTCGACACGCACTGGTCTTTCATTTAACGCTTGAACGATTGTTTCAATATCTTTTTTACTCATCGTTTTGTGCTCATTTCCGCCACTTGGATGTTGATTTGAATAAACTGCTTGATTTGTTTGTACGGCTGGTTTGTATCTATCTCTTGCAACAATCGCTTTTTGAATCAGCATATCTGCACTTGGTTTTGCAGGATTGATGTTGATTTCATATGGATAAGCAGGGTCTTCACCAAACATAGCTAACTCTGGTCCAAATACTTCTCCCCCATTTGAGTAACCATGACCATGACCAATGACTGCGAGCATATCAGGACCATATCTTTTCAGTGCATATCTAATACCAGCAAGCATGCTATCAAAACCATTAAAAATATTTCCGTGGCCAGGAAACGCATTTGCTAAAAATGTTCCTTTCTTAGCTTGTATTAGTCCCATTGCTGGACCAGAGCCATCACCATCTGGGTCTATTCCAGGCTGAACAGCACGCTCATTGCCTCCTGATTCAGTCTCGATTTGCCTTAACCAGGCATTGACATACGAAGCAGTGGTTGGTAATCCATTCATTCGCAAGGCTTCTTTTAATTGGCTAGTCCACCTTGCAACGCCAGAACCTGTAGGCGAACCTTTTCCGCCACCTTCGCCTGCTTTATAAATATCACCAGAGCCAAGCTTACCTGTAATATGCAAATGGTCGTAGTGATCGTTATCTGGCCATGTCTCCCAATTTCCTGTAGCAGGTTGCCCTGATTGACCTGTCCTATCTCGAACTTTACCTTGAGTAATAACATAGCCAACCTTATCAGCAAAATGTTCAAACACCCAGTTCGCAGGATCGAAATACTTACTTGAACCATTCATTCCAGCAGGATAAGCAATATCAATCGCTTGGTGTTTTCCGTGGTAATAAGGGTCTCCTGGTCGATAACCCGAAGTGATACCACTCATGCCAAATTTACTTACTGTTTGATTTGCAATATCTACTAAATATTTATAGACATTGTCAGCCATCGCCCCGTCAAAACTTCCACCAATAGAACCAAAACTTGCTATTTTATCTTTGATCCAATCCATAACGCCATTTGTTACTTTCTTGACACCGCCTGTAGCAATATCAAATACTGGATGAGTAGCATCAAAATTCACATGTTCCGAAATAGCTTTTTTAACAAACTCCACTGGATGTTGAACTGCATCTAAAATATCAGAACCAATGTCTTTTATTCCATTCCACGCAGACTTGAAGAAATCACCTAGATTGCTTACGTTTCCTTTTGCGTACATTGGAATACCAAAAGCTTCAGCAAACGATTTTGTTTGGCTATGATTCAATACTTGAGTACCAGCTTCCGCATGCATCAAAACATTTTTCCCTTTTGGAATTTCCATTCTTCCATCAGGATGTCGAACCAATTCCTCTCCTTCGCCATCGTTAACAAGCATCAATCCACCTTGGTGAATACCACCTGTAGCAAATTTAGGAACATCCCATTTATCAACTCGAACAGAATCTGGTGCATTAACTTTTTCCAGTACCCAGTTGATACCTTTAATTACGCCATTGACTCCCGTACCTAAAATATCAACCATGTATTGCGCTGCAGCTTTAATACCATCGCCGATTGCTTCTTTTCCATCTTTAAAAGCATCACCAATTCGACCAGGAACTTTTTTAACATAATCAACGATTTCATCGAATTTTTCTTTGGTTTTGTCCTTTAAATCATTCCAATATTTTGTCACACCAGAATAAATCTCTCCTACTTTTTCAACTACTTTTTTGTAGGCGTCCTCTATTGGTTCCACTGTGTAGCGCTTAATTGTATTCCATGCGCTTTTAGTTGTTGATTTGATACGGTCAAAAATTTCAGCTATTTTTTCTTTTAATTTGCTGATGGTTTTAGAGACATTTTCTTTAGCATCGTCAACCGGTTTTTCCATCGAGGATTTTATTTCTCTCCATTTGTGCTTTGTAATATTGACTAAATCAACAAAGAAATCGACTACTTTATCTACTAAGTTACTAATTGTTTTAACGACTTTTTTTCGAACTGAATCCACAGGCTCAATAATATATTCAGTAAATAATTCCATTGATTTTTTTACTGATTTTGATAAAGAATTAAAGATTTTTTTTATTGTTGAAGAGATTTTATCGACAACCTTCCCAACTGCTTTCCCTGCTTTTTCAAGTTTATCTTCTATCCATTCAGCAACTTCATCGAAACCTTTTTTTATTTTTCTACCTAATAACCGTATTGGCCCATAGATAAGCCAAAAAATTACCTCTGTAGCTTTCCCAAGTTTCTTACCCGCTTTTTCAAGAGCTTTTTCTATTTTGCCCATCCATTTTGAAAAAGTTTTAGCTATTTTATCAATCAAATCTGTAATTGCATCGTATGGTGGATCAAGAACTTTCTTTTTAAAAGCTTTCAATCCATCTTTAATAGTATCAAGTAGATCATCTACCCACTTTTTAAACTTCTTATTGTGTTTGTACAATAGAGCAACTACACCAGCAATTGGATTTAGAATGAATGTTAATACTTCTTTCCAATCCTCTTTAAAAAAATCAATAACGGAGTTAAAAACTTTCTTGATGCTTTTTTTGATACTAGTCACTTTATCCGTAACTGAATCCTTAAATTCAACAAATCCTTCTGTAACATTTTTAAAAAATGATTTGATTTTCTTTAATGATACCTCTACAAAGTTTTTTACTGCATCGACAATCCCATCTATAAACTCACGAAATGGCTTGCTTGTCTTATATGCTTTATAAAACGCAAATCCAATTCCTGCAATTGCTGCAGGTATAAGAAAAATTGGACTAGAAAGTAATGCTTTTCCGCCGAACATATCAAGCAGTTTCCCAAAAGCCGAGACCACACCAACGATTTTTTTAGCAATAAATAAAGTAGCTAATGCTTTACCTAGAAGTGCTATTCCCTTTTCATGTTTCGACAAAGCACTTAAGACATCATCAAATCGTTGTAAGGGGTCTTTCGTTTTGCCAGTTTCTTTTGAAAGTAAACTAAAATTACCAGTGAGTTTTTTTATAATATCAAGAACCGCATCCCATGCAGCACCGAAAAATATTTTAGAAATCTTTTTCAAATTATCAAAGATACTCGATAATTTATCCTGATTATCGTTTAAATAATCTATGCCTTTCAAAATAGAATCAAATAGTTTAGTAATATTGTCTGATATGAAGCTGATAATATCTGTAAGCTTATCTTTGCCGATGCCATCAACGATCTCATTCATTTTAGTAACGATATTCGCTTGGAGGTTACCCATTGCGCCCTCGAAAGTCTTAGTAGACTTTGCAGCTTCTTCAGCTACATCAGTCATACCTAAGTCAACAATCGCTTTACTAAATTCTTCAGCTGATATTTGACCTTCTTCCATCGCATCACGAAAGTTTCCAGTGAAAGCACCGTTGTTTTTCATCGCTTCTTGCATTTTACCTGATGCACCGGGAATGGCATCAGCCAATTGATTCCAGTTTTCTGTAGTTAGTTTCCCTGCACCAGCCGTTTGGGTAAGCATCATTGCTACTGATTTAAATGTTTCAGAATTACCACCTGCTACAGCGTTTAAGTTCCCTGCTGCTTCTGTTAACTCTTGATAATTCCCAATACCATTTGCTGCTAGTTGTGCTGTAGTATTCGAGATATCGGACAATTCATATACTGTGTCATCTGCATATTTTTTTACAAATTTAGCAGCTTCTTTTGTTTCTTTTTCTGTAAAGCCAGCAAACTGCATCGTAGATTTGAATTTATCCATTGCGTCAGATGATTGAGCAGTTTCACCGATTAAATCTGAAAAACTACCTGTTAAAATCTGCAGTGCTTGTGAAGAAGCACCAGCAATCGCACCAATAGATAGTTTATCTTTCAAGCTGATAAACTTAGATTTGGTTTTTTCAGCAGTATCACCGAGGTCTTTTGTTTCTGTTTTTGCTTGTGAAGCATCTGCGTTAAGTATTGTTTCTTTCCTGTTAGGTATCTTGCTTATACCCTCTTTTGTAGCTTTTATTTTCAGTGATGCTCCGTCATTATCCGCCTTCAGTTCAGTTATTTTGCTTTTCGGTATGCCTTTTAAAAAAGCCTTTGTCTCTTTGACATCTTTTTCAGCATCCGAATTATCAGCCTTGATTGTGAACTTAACTGGTTTATCAAAAGTTTGATCGACATCTTTTTTTGTTGATTTGGCAATTGTTGTAACTTTTGCTGTCTCGGCTTTAAATGAATCATCAATTTTTGATCCTGTATTCATTCCCAATTTTGTTAATACGTCATCAACAAAACTAACGTCTGTTTTAAATTTAGGTAAATTCGACAGCATCACATCAATATTTATTGTTGCATCTGCGCTCAAATACTCACCTCCTTATGATTTGGCTTGTGCTGCTAACATGGAAAACATATCGCCTAGTTGATCATCAAGACTGTTAACTGTTTTTTCAGAATCAAGAGCATAATAATTTTTCAGTTCTAATAAGCTATTTAGTTCTTCTCCTTCTAAACCAGCTATGCTTCTTGACCGAATCGCTAGTATCCGCTGAAATTGAGTGTCTTCGCTTAAACCAGACATCAACGCTTTGAAAGTTAGATAATGCATTGAACCTTGCTCATTTAACAAGTCGATTTTGTAATCTGCCATAAACGAAGAATAAATAGCTCCAGCGTCTTGAGAATACGAATAATTCATATTTGAATCCTGACCAGTCGGTTCTCCTTCACTTCCAATGCTTCCATATGGATTCGATTGAATATAGTCAACTATGTCGTTAATAGCTTGTTGCATTTCTTCAAAAGTGAATGTATCTTCTGCTTTTTTTGAATCGATATAAAACAATTTGAACCCAAGAATTATTTTTTCTATAGACTCCAAATTTTTATCGTCAATTAGTTCATAGAATCGAATAACAGTGTCAAAAGACAAATCAATTTGATACTCATTACCTGAAATAATCACTGTTGTTTCTGGTTTTCTCGTTAGATCAAACATCTAATCACTTCTTACGATTATTTTTGTAATGTTTTTTTGCTGTTTTACTACGTTCAGAAACAACTTCCCCCAACTCTTTTTCAAGCAATCCAATAATTGTGAAAAGGGCTTTTGTACTTTTGTTGTAAAAATTATAAACGCGATTACCTTCACCACTCCCAAGAATCACATCTAGAGTAGTTACAGCTTTATCTTTTAATTCATCCATTTCAGATTGAGTAAATTCTTTGAATTCTTTAGCTCCATTATCATCTTCATCCATTTTTTCAAGTTTTGAAGTCATATTTTTTAATTGATCTGGAATATCAATAGTCGTTAAATCGGTTAAAGTTTTGTCAATTTCATCTGAAATTTGAACTTCATATACTTTCCCTGCGATTTTCATAGATTTTGTTAGCGATAATTTAGCATCTAAGTCGATAATATTGTTAATAGCCATGTTTTCCTCCTGAAATATAAGAGCAGATAAACCAATCGTTCATCTGCTCTAAAATAGTTTTATAGTGCGGTGACAGTTAATGCACATTCTGCACTCTTATTACCATCTACTGTGTTAACTGTAATTTCCGTAGTTCCTGCTTTAACAGCAACTACTTTGCCTTTTGCATCAACTGTGGCAATTGTAGAATCAACAGCTGACCATGTAACGTTTTTATTTGTAGCATTTGCCGGTAAAACGGTAGCTGTTAAGGTTTCTGTTGCCCCAACAACAAGCGATAACGTTGTTTTATTAAGCTTTACGCTTGTGGGGCTAATTACTCCCCCGCTGCTACCGTTTTTGGCTTGCCGTTGAATGCCATTGTGAAGCTGAACGTTTGTTTAGCATTAGCTGCACCACCAAATGGCACGATAGATGTCAATGTAACAACAGCTTGAACCTTATTCCCTTTGGCATCAGTCCATTGTGCTAACGTGCGTAATTCATCTCCGATTGACAAGAATTTAGACGCTACATAATCTTGAGCTGGATCTCCAAATACACGGTGTCCCGCAACTTGGAACGTGATATTTTTACCAGTTACAGTGGATTCAGTGAATCCTTCTCCATCGTAGTAAGGGGATGCATCTGTAGTGTCCGCTGCAGCCGGAGTAATAGTTGTGATCCCTGCTGCTAATGGTGCGAATTTAGCCGATGCGATTTGATCTAAATCTGTACTTCCTGAAGTATCGATTTCCAATTTGTTTTTAAAGTTTAGTAAAAATTCTTTACTATTTTCTGCCATTTAAATTTCCTCCTAATTTTTGAATTGATGAATGGTGATTTTGATACCTAATAAATAAGTTGAGTTCCCTTGAGTGTCCTGTTCGCTTACAAAAGGTGTCTCGCTTATTTCGATACCTAAAAAGACGAAGCTCTCATCTTCTGACTTCAGAGTTGAGAGTTCGTCTAAATGATTTGATATGAGCCAAAGAGTTTGATTGGCTTTTTCTTGGTCTTTCGTGTTAAATCCGACCTCATAGAGCATTTCACGCTCTTTCGTACCGTCAAAGTATTCTTCGACTGTTCGGCTACCCGGCATAGAATAAACGCAAAGTGTATCTTCACCGTTTAGAAATCCCATCGAGCATGGCATTGGAAGGCCTTGAATAGAATCTATCGAGTCAGATAATCGTTCCCATAAATCCATTACAAGTTTCCTCCTTTGATAAACGCTCTACGCCAATCATCCATGTGATTCGCTTTTGCTCTGAGGTCCCAACGTCGGCTTGTCCCTGGCGTTGTATAATTCTTAACTCTACTACCATTGACGATCCCTCTAAATTGAGGTTTAGCGTAAGGAACGGTATATGTGATTCGGTTCTTGTTAACAAATGATTTGTCTCTTAAATTTCCTTGACGTTTAGGCACATATAGATTCATATCCATGTGCATTTGAGATGTCATATAGTACAGTGCTGAATTGATGTTCATCACTGATAACTTACGATCGACGCCATTTTTTTCAACCTTAACATGGAGCATTACAGCACCTCCAACTCATACGAGTAGACTTCGTTACTGTATGGATTACGGTTATCAACGATAGTAGTGATAGTGTAAGTCTCACCTTCAAAGTCAATCTTTGACCCAACATGATTTTTATTAATCACTGGCATCGGATCAGATACTCCAGCAAACAAAAAAGCGATAGCGTTGGCTACCACTTGCCGATTATTATTACTACCGCTGTACACTGTTTGAGGTTGGAAAATCATATGATTAATCATGATTGGGTCTGAAAAGATAGGTTTTTGCCATTTGTCATGACCATCTAGCAGCCTCAAAGTAATTGACTGGTTACAAAGTTCTTTTGGCATTAATGGAATCATCGATAGTCAACTCCCTTGTAAAGAAGTCCTGTATAGATCAACTCGTTATAAGCCTCTGTTGCAACCATCGTTCTGCCAACTGTTGCTGCATTCGTGCTTCCAGATTCAATACGCATACGACCAACGCTGACACTTGAAGGGGAAGCATTTAGTAAGTCTGATAACGAAGTAACTCCAACTGACTTCAAATATTCAATTTGGACAGCCATTGCGATTTTGAACTTATCCACTCGATATTTGAACGTGTCATCAGCTAAAGAATGTCTCATGTAAAAATCGCCTGTCACTCGATTAAGCTGACGTGCAGCACATTTTTCTAAGTCATCAAACTCCGAAACTGATACTTTGTTGAATCCTGATTTTAAATATTCATCGTGCGTAAGATAGCTCATAACTGCCTCCTTTCAATTAAAAAGGATAGTTTAGTAGCTATCCTTCGCTTGCTGCGGTTACCGTGACTTCACACGTAGCAGTTTTACCATTTACGGTTGTCGCTGTGACCGTCGTAGCTCCTACTTTAATAGCAGTAACCTTTCCTTGCACTGGCGTTACTGTTGCAATTGTTTCATCGCTAGAGGTAAATTTGACTGATTTATCAGTTGCCGTTTCTGGTGATACAGTAGCAGACAATGTTTCTGTTGCTCCCACCGTTAGCGTAGCTGTTGTTTTATTCAAAGTTACGCCGGATGGGGCTAAGCTTTTGGGGCCAAAGAGACAGATACACCTTCTTTTTGTTGTTCTTTGATAAAGCAGTCGTGGTATAAGCGGTTTTGATATAAGTAGCCATCACCTTGTGAATGTTCGCCTGGCGCAAACAAGAAGACGGTGTTTTCTTTAACCACGGGGATAACTGCTTGTTTAGCGACAACTAAGATATTGATGTCTTGTGCATCAGCGGCAGCAGCGTAGCCATCAGTGAAATCGAACTTAGTTTTGAAACGAGTATCGTCCCAAACTTCGACCAATAACACACCATCAAGAGAAGTTACCCTAGATTCTAGTGCCGTTTGCCCAACATTTTGATTAGTGATATTACGAGTAAATTCTGAAGAACGTTCTAATGCATCCATTACGGTTGTTGATACAAACGCTACTAGGTTTTGTGGGCCAAATTTACGAGCTGGTAAAATTGCAGCTTTAATGGCTGTATAAGCATTCTTTTCAGTAATTGTTTCTTCTTTAGTATTTCCTGCTCCTAAAGCTAAAGTAGAAAAACGATACGCATCAATTTCAGGTTGCACGTGTTCTGTAATAAATACATTTGAGATGTTAGCTACAGCCAAATCTTGATTTGTTTCATCAACATCTTGTTTATCGATGTAAAACTCAACGTCACGGTCTTGACCCATTGTGTACACTTTTTTGTCGTTTCCATAGGTACCGCTGTTGAATCCCTTGTTACGTGTATGGTATTTCAAACCAGAAGTTGAAATAGTCGTTAATGTAAATGATTTACCACCGTTCACAAATTCAACTTGTGGAATACCTAAGATCGTCGTTAACAATCCTTGAGTGATCTTCTGATCGAAAATCCCATTGTCTTTTGTAATGTAATTAATTGCCATATTTTATTCCCTCCAATTTAATTTTTGTTTGGCATAATACCTAATGCTTTAGCAAAAGCATCTTCTTCATTGTTTTGCGCAGAACTAGCATTCCCAGAAAAGGTAGCCTTCTTACCATCGGGATTAGGTGGAACCTGTTCAGATTGGCCAAATAAATAACCGTCGCTTTCTTTAAGCGCGGCCAGTTGGTCATCTAATCCTTTTAATCCCTCGTCTGTCAGTTCCAATGATTCGCTGTCTAGCAAGGCTTTAGCAGCCTTAATGTTTTTAGCTCCGGCTTGTGTTAGAGCTAAGTCAATCGCTGATGATTTTTTAAGATCAGCAATTTGTTGTTCAGAACTCGTCTTGATTTCATCAAACCTAGATTGTAAATCCTCTAACTGCTTAGTAAGATCTTCATTTCCTTTAGCATTTGCTTTGAAATCATTCAGCTCATTTTGATTTTTCTCTAACTGTTCTTGATATTGAGTGGCCTGTTGTTCCGCGGTAGACACCCGACTATTCAACTCGTTCACAGTCACACCATGCAAAGCCATAATTGATCCAATCTGTTCATCAGTTAAGCCAAGTTCTTTCAGTTCTTCACGTTTCATTTCATTCATCCTTTCGTTGTTTAACGAGGCTACGCCCTCGATGGATTGAACAGTTTAACGCCGTATTCGGGGCAAAATAAAAAGACTAGCGATTGCTAAGCCTAAAATTATTAACTTTGTACTTGTTCTCTACTGTAATCACGAACTAAGAATTCATGTTCGTTGATAAGCTCTCTTAACTGTTTCTGTTTGTTAGCAATCACTTGTTTGCACATCTGGACAGTTTCGGGATCTTCCAATTCTACCGCCGCACTCATTCGCTTCTTCTGGTAACGAATATCACGCTCTAATCTTCTTTGCTTCTGCTGGATCTCAGCATTTCTTTGTGCTTCTTCTGGATCATATCGCGGCTGATTGTTTGTATTCACATCAGGCCTACCAAGATAAAGAATATGTGTACAGTTAATTCCTTGCGTTCCACCGGGCTCGCCATATCCGTGATCGTAAATAGATGGTAAATGCTTGAATTCTTCTGGCGCTTCATTTTTCGGCACAGTTAATACCCATCCGCCTTGAATTGGCGCACAGGCTTCGCGAGCTGCTGGATGACTACTCATTAATGCAGTGACACAGTCGAAGTCCTCCATTCGTTTCAAACGAAGATCATTAAACGTTCTGTGTGAGGTGGATTGAATCACTGTTCTCGAGTAAGCTTCCATCGACCACTCTCGACCAGCTTTATCAACAAAACCCGATTTAATTCCCATATCAACCATTTTGTAGACGTTATCTTTTACGGCTTTCTCATGCGTTTTAAGACCTGTCATAGATTCGATGGTTGATTGTTTGAGAATTGCTTGATAAGCTCTCATGACTGCATTCTCGTTGAAATTAGTAGTGATCAGCGTTTGATTGACATTATTATTTAAGTCTTGGAAAGTTTGACGAACCAAAGAGTCTAGAATTTTGTTTACGTCGTCAGATACAGGAACACTTTTATGGACCATTCGTTCTAACTCTCGATCAATTTCATCAACGATCTTCACGCCGTTTCCTTTAATCAATTGTTCAATCGCTTCTTGAGTTTCTCCAGTATAACTTGCTAACAAATCAATAACTTTATCGTTCAGTGTACCCATTTTAGAAAGTTGATTTACTTGCCACAAAAGCACGTCTTCTTTAGCTACATCTTGAAAACGAGATTGTTTTAACGCTTTGATTATGATGTTAAAGATTCGGTCTTCCAGTTCTGAATAGATATTGATAATTGAGTTTGCGGCCTTTTGCATTTTTTCTGGTGTAATCATAATTAATCACCTAAATCGAATAAGGCATCTTGACTACGCCGTTCGGTTGATCCCGCTTCTGGCATTTCATCTTTTAATGCAGCTAACCAATCTTCTAATTCATCTTCGTTTAGATTGTAATTACGTATAAGAAACTGTTTCTTAGGCATTACGCCAGCAGTTACAGCCTTTAGATCATTTTCTAATTGTTTGTTACGATCGACAAATAGACCATCCTCAAAACTAACTGTTACTAAATAACTATCATATTCAATAGAGAATAGCGGTTTCTTGCTTTCAAACATTTCTCCGTATCCTGCAAGTTCAAAAATAGAATGAATAAGCTCATTGATAACTTTTTCAACCATAGTCAAATAGCTTGAACGTGTCTGATAAGTCATGGAATTGTTAGAAACAATCTCAGTGGCCGTTTTAATGCCGTCATCCGCATAGTTCATCGAACCCACTGACAAACCAACCTGCACCTCGAACTCTTTAATTAGATGACTGATAGCGTCCTTATACTGAACTGTTCGTATTGCCGTAGTAATATCTTTTATTCCAGCATTTTCTGCCCCATACATCCCTACAAATACATTTTGATCACTATCAAACATTGGCGGATGGGCTTCATCTGTTTTAAGAAACTCTGCAGGAACTACAACACGTCTTTGTCCCATTTGTATTTCCCAAGCAAATTGGTCATGAGTATTATTGATGGTATCTAAGATTTCTTTTGCATTATCAACGATTCCAACGCCTAATGGGCTCTCTAACGATTTATTGTTAGCTCCAGGCGTTCTGAAGTAAGCAAAAAGCGGTCTCTTCAAGCCTTCTAGTGTAACTGTTTCAGCTAAGTCAGGATATAGAATCGACAGTGGAACTTGCTTTCCAACAACGTTACTGTTGTCAGATTTGTAAAGCTCATTACTGATAACATACTTTTCGTCTTGCCACTCATGAAATTCGAGGAGCGTGTAGTAGTAATTCGTGTCCCCTTCAGTTTGAATTGATTTAGTAGCAATAGCACACTCACTAACTTCGTTTGTATTTGAACGTAACGGGTAAAACTGATCTGCACGAATCCACGAGATTTTAATCTTATCTCCATCAATGTAAGGCCGCATAGCAAATCCTCCTGCAGCGATACCTTTCTCAAGATTCAATTCGAACAAATTATAGAAATTGTTGTCGTATAATGTTTGTTCCAAAAATTCAGATGCTTCTTTAATCTCTTTAGAAACATCCTTTTTATCAGTGGGATCGTTCAGCGTAACTTTACATTTTTCATTGAAAATGATACTAGCCAATCGTCTCGCAGCAGTCTTAGTCACGTTCAATGATTTAAATTCTCGTTTTTTATTGTCGCCAAATGAACTCTTATAGTTGACATCCGGAAATAAATTAGCATAATATTTGAAGTTCTCCGCTATTCGAGCGTACTCTAGCGAATCAATCCCAATTTTGGGATGATCTGTGATTTTACCAAGTTCTATGCCATTCAAATTCATATCTATTCGTTTCACTCCTTTCTTAAAAAAGTTTTTGATGCGCTGAATTCCGCTCATTTTCTCACCTACCATTTCAGTCCTAAATCATTTAGATTATCTTTTACAAAATATTGGAACTGGTCACATGTATGGTCACCAACTTTGATAACTTTTGGATCATCAGATTGTAAAGTATCTTCATCCCATCGATAATCACGATGCTCTTTAATAAATATTCGATTTGCTTCTGTATCCAAATAAAAAAACCTGCCTTGTGCAAGGAGGTTCTGTACATAATCGATCATATCTACTTTTTTAGCTTTGGCCACTGCATGAAACCTCTCATTGTAATCTTTATAGTATTGATTTTTTAGAGCGCCTTCCGCCGAATCAATCGTGATTTTGTAGGCATACTTATTGTATTTTGTTTGACATCGCTCAATAAAATCATGCAAATCTTTAGAAAGCTCATCAGGTGCCTTCTTATTTACTTTTCCTTCAGGAGAGTAGTAATAGGTGTCTAGTAGAATGACGTTTCTTTTTCTTGTAATGGCATAGCATCCACAGGTAGTCGCTGATATTTGGTGTCCACTATCGATTGAAAAGCAAATCTGAACGATGTAATCATCATCTGGTAACTCATCAAGCGGATGGAAATGATCCATGTTATAGATGAGCGTGCCCAGACCAATCACTTCGCCTAAGTAAAGCCATCGATAGTAATCTTCATCATTTTCTCTATACGTTTCTATCAGCTTTAATTGCTGAGGATCCGTAAAACCTAACTCATCATCTTTATAAGTCGAGTGGTCCACTAAATGATCATCTAAGCGTATGCATTTCTCTACCCATTCATTAACCCAATCATATGGATTCTTGGGTGGATTCCATGAATAGTAAACTTGTACTTGATCTACCCATGGCGACCGTTGACGGATAAAGGTTGCATTCGTCTGGTCAAATACTTCTTCGCTTTCAAAGTTTGCGGCTTCTTCATACCACAAAGCAATGACATCGCCAATTGCATTTGATTTTAGTTTTAAGGGATCATCAACACCATAAAAATAGAACTTAGAGCCAGTACGTTTATGAATGATTCTCAAAGGAGAAGTACGAAACTTATATTCTTTTGAAATGCCTAACATTGAAAGTGCCCACTTGATTTGTTCATAAACAGCATCTCTTAAATACTTGTGCTGACTCATCATGCAGACAACATTTACTTTGTGCTTAGCTTGTGTGTGCTTCTTCATTTCTGTTGCTAATTTCAAACTGATAACAGATGATTTAAAAGATCCACGTCCACCCTTCATTAAAATATAAGGACACTTTGCATGCCAAACTTTATAAAAATGCGGGTTGATCAAGTCCGTAGTCTTAATTTGAGTTTGTTTCTTGGCCATTAATGCCATTTGAACCAGCCTCGCTTTCAACTAACGGAATGTCATCAATAATTACAGTTTGTTCTTCTGACGAATCATAACCATCATCTAACTGCTTCAATTGTGCTTTTGCTAAATTGACTTGTACATCCATGTATTCTAGTTTCTTTCTACGTTCATCATGTTCATCAGCTATAGAGACAAATTGTCTAATTAAGCTAGATAGCGTGCTCATAGCCCTTGATTGTGCATTCATGAAATTAGCTTGCTTGTCCCAAGCATATTGAATAGCATATTCTTCTGAACTTCCAGAATCACTCGAGGACCACTTAGAAACTTCTTTGGACAAACTACCCTCATAATCAACATACATGATTTTCTGTGCTCGGATAATAGCCGTGTACTGGATCATGATATTATTCCATAATATATCCTCAGGTTTAGAGGTTGCAACCTCATTCATAATTTCTAATGTTTCAGAAGGTAACCAATTGGCAAAAAGGCCATGGGTAACAGCGTTTTTGTTGTCCTCTGGCGCTCCTTTGTTGTTCGGAATAGTTGCGTTCTTGGTTGCAACCTTTTCTCGAGACCAGTAACGGGATTTCCATGACTTTACTGTGCTGATGGATACACCATACTTTTCCGCTATTTCTCTATACTTCAACCCTTTTTCATAATCATCTTTAGCTAGTTCGTATTTCTTCACATGTGACACCACCTCGCTTGTTTGCAACATTTGTTTTGTAATCTACACATACTTTGAAAGATTTTCCTGTATGTGTTTATCTGAATAGAAACCATGACCGCAATAAAGAAGTTTGCATTTATCAATCTCTTTTGGTGTTGCTTCTCTGGTCATTTCAATGATGGAGTACTTCTTTTTGATTTGGACTGACTGAACTGACCGAACCGAATCTTGTTCGCTTGGTTGCGGATATCTATTTGATAGTGATATATACCAGTAGTTTCTCATTATGCAGCCTCCTTTATGTAAAGAAAAAGCCTAGCGTGTGCTAGACTTTGATACATTCATTTGATTTTTTGAGATAAGTATCTACATAGATTTCACCTTTGTCCCCGTTCAACGTAATTTCAAAATACGGTGCTCCTTTTAAGCTAGCGCTAACTAATGATTTGCTATTCTGTAGTGTTTTACACGACCATACAACGAATATATCAAACTGAGGAACTGCACCACTTGGGTCTGCAATCTCATTTTCAATTCTTTCGCGCACAATAGCCTTGCATTTTTCGATAAACTTCTCATGATTCATTTTGTACCTCCGCAAGCGCATAACCAGCTGTTGATGTATTGTTAAACGTAGCTGAACGACTAACTCCCGTAGCCTTCCCAGTATAAATAAAACTAAATCCTGTTGTTGTTGGCTTAAAATTCTCCACTTCATAAAAATGATATGTTTGTCCGTTATTAGTAAATACAATCAATTCCATTTTTCAAAATCCTCTCTTTTAAAATAAAAAGACCACTCAAAGAGTGATCTAATATGTAATGCACAGGCAGGGACGTTTCCGATCCTGTGCTTGAGTCATTTGACGATTCATTTGTACCAAATCCCAAAACTCAATCTGACCTAACCAACTATGTAATAGCAACCTACACCGATTCCATCGATTACTATCGACCTCGCCTTGCTCGTGTACTTTGAGCGCCCATTTCCAACCCTCGGTTGCTAGCGGTTTTACTTTCGGGATCTTGTACCGCAAACCCAAAGTCACTGGAGTGGAATCGCACCACACACGAGAACTTACTAGGCTCTCACGAGGCTACTCGTCATTTACCGTTGTGTCTTCTATTTCCGCCACAGTGACACTCGACACTATAAAATTATTCTTGGCTGCTACTATTTTTTATTTTGCCCATTTTTAAATCCAATCATATAGACATTAAGACAGAGCGCAAAAATTGAAATTATTAATGGAATCATTTCTCTTCACCCACCTTTAGTTATCGTGTGAATAATTAAAAAACAATAGACAGCAACAAAATAACATTGCTTTGATAATTTGGTATAAACCACTATAAATTTCTTTTCTTGCAATTATTTTTAATATATGCTAGATTATCAACCGATATAGTCACTGCCTGTACTAGCGGAAACTAGTGCAGGTTTTTTGTTCTATTTACTCAAAAAGTTATTACGATAAATTAATATTGTGAAAATAAATACTAAGCGTATAATTTTAGTTATCAGCGAGTGGTCCGCTGAAATAAATTAAAAGGTGGTGAACCATTTGAAAAAAGTTAAAATTAAAGTTAAAACACCTAGTAAAACTAAAATCAGACGCGAATTAACTAAAGCTGTACGAAAAAACCTTCTTTGTTTTAATTGTGGAAGAAAATTACCTAGCGGAGTTGCTAGTACAGTTACTTGCCCAAGCTGTGGTGCAAAAACAAAACTATAGTCAATCTTCGTAAAATTCAATTTCTACTGCTCGCCCAATTGCTACTCCTATAGCGATTAAGGCGAGTATTTTTATTGTTTTTTTCATATTAACCCCTCCCTATTGCAATGAATGACATGACTAAATAAGACGACTAACTTCATTTGCTAGGGAGTTCATTTCAGCTGCTTTTTCTACCAAAGCAGTTGAGATACTTTCTAGCTTTTCTGATTTAACAGAATTAAATACTGGCGTCTTGATACTAATCGATACATCTTGACGAGGATCAGGACTCGTTGCTCTATTTTTTTGCACCACTGATCTGTACTTTTCTACTGAATGATACTCAATTACTTGTTCTAAATGTTTTTTGTACTCTTTACATACAGCTTCTTTTTGGATCAATTCTAAACGTTGTTGCTCAATAATATCAATCAACCGTTCCCGATCCATACCTTGATACTTTATTTGTTCGACTTGGTCACTAGCCTTGTTGAGCAGTTCTTTTAGTTCAGTCAAATCTAATTTGACAGTTGCTTTGATTTCTTTATCCATCAGCTTTTCCTCCAATACATAAATTAATAGACAGCAACGGATGATAGATAATAAGAACAATTTAGAAGGAGTTAAAATTCACATCCTTATTCTTAATATTTCCGTTGCTGTCTATCGAAGCTTAATTAAACGATGAGGGAGATTTCCTCCCTTACATTTTATTTTGTCTCAGACCTATCACTAATCTTTCGACACTATCATAATACAACATTGAATAGGTAAGTGATTGGTATAAAAAGGGTATAAAATGGAAACCAAATGGGTAATAAAAGGGTATAAAAAATGTAAAAACTGGCTACTTGAAAGCAACCAGTTCTAACGATGAAGCAAATTGAATGATAATCTTGTTTGATTCTAGCTTGACAGATTCTTCACTCGTGTTATTTCTTTGAGCAGTTACATAAATGGGCAGACCATTGATATAACGATCATAGAATATCTTCTTGCGCCTTTCAGTCACATCAGGCTTATGCGGATGCTGTATCGCTGAATAGCCTCGAACAAACAATTTATGCAGATACTCAAATTCTTCTTGTGCTTCTTCTTTATCGATCAGCATTCTTTCTGCTTCAAATATATGATCAGCTGTAGAAGATGGAACCAAGGAATAAGATGCTGTCACTTTTGGTTCTCGAGGTTGACCTATCCTACATCTAGCTGACAGATATGCTGAAAGAAAAACACCAACATTATGTTTTGTGCGATCCATATCCACATCTTTTGCCTCTGGTGTCTCATACTTCTTTACATCGAAAAGTACCATCCATTGATTCCTCCATTTATGATATAATAATTGTGTCAGAATTATTAATTAAGGTCGGAGGAATCCGGCTTTTTTTATACCCATGCTTATGCTAAGCTTTTCAAGTAGCGAGGTTGCACTCGTTACCCATATACATGTTGAGCTATCTGGCGGAAAACAGATGGCTCACTATTTCAATATTCTGCTAAGGACAGCCAGTGGTCGGCTGTCTTTTTTATATTTTAATGAGAAGCCTTACTTATTTTTTTATCTTTATTACGAAAAATGATATTATCTATTGATAATAAAGCGTATAGGAGATGGTTGAGTGACTATGTGGAGCATGCTGTTATTTTGGATTCCCGTTTGTATTGGTATCGTCGCATTTTGTTACTTTGTCAAACACTCTAGAACAAATAAGCTCCTCATGTTATCTTTTTTACCTATAGTATTTTTTATTGTACAAATTGTTAAATATACCTATATTGAATCGCAAGAAATATTCATTTTTTATGTGGTAGGTTTATTTATCTCTGTGGTCTTTTTCATAATGATACTTTCCTATTTTTATAAAAAATAAATTTTTCTCTTAGAAGTACATTTTTTCGCTGTTTATATAGCCTTCATATCCACTAATCGAACAACTGCAATATTCGCTTTGCTCTTCGCTAGCTCTTTGTCACAGTCCATCGTATTCTCAATACGAATAACTGCTGAATGATTGTAGACGTGTTCTACATATCCACGAAATGGATAGATGAACCCTTCTGCTTCGCAGCGAACCACGTCACCGACTTTGACTTTTGGTTTCTTACGTGTTTTAGGGTTCTTTGTCGGCATATCTAGCATTAAACCGCCGATACCATGACTACTAGCGTAAAATCCGTCTTTTAGTTTCATTCTTTTTCCTCCAATTTTATAGACAATGTTTTTGCAGATGGTGATTCTGCTTTTTTTAACTGCACTATATCTTTATTTGCTGATCTTTCATCAAAATACTCCTGAGCTCTCCTCTTGTTTTTTTGTAAAAACTGGCTTGCTATCGTTCCAGTGATGGAAATAAACTTTCTTAAACGAATCATCTGTGTAATTGAACAGATAAAATGCTATTTTGAACATTTAGCATTCACACCCCGTTTCAAACCTCTGCTTTATTTTCACCATTTCTTTGTTGAAAATCCACAACGTCTATACTGTTTAATTCGTTTCTTAGGCCTTTCTAGATCAATCAGAATAAATCTGTCGGATATATGATAATCTTCTATTACAGCCGTATACATTGGATTCAAAACCGAATGCCATGGTCTTTTTTTATCAAACTCATCCGCATCATCTCTTGTAATTTCTATCATGTTAGCAGACATTAGATAGCTCTCTTCTTCTGCCTCGAACGGGCAGGAATATTCATCCCAGCTTCGAGGAAACCTGGCCAAATCTCTTTTTAAATAAACTTGAACATTCATTCCGCTTCCTCCTCGAAATACTCATTCAGTATCTCTCTATACTTTTCTACAAATTTGAAACGATCTTGATGAAGTTTCTTGCTCCAATTTGTTTGCCGATCCAGCTCACGCATCTGATCGAACCCTTTTTGAATTTCGTTGTAATAAAATTCAATGTTTGCTGCTGCTTTCCAATGCCTCGATGTTCGAACTCCTGATCCTGTTTCAGCCATTTCCAACTTAACTAATTCCGCTCGTTCTTTTGATTTTTTATCTTTCTGAATCTTCATCATGATTTTCTTGAGGATGATGTCACTGTATTGTGTAATGAGATCCATTATTTCTCCTCCACATACCTAAACTGTCGTCCTTTTGAATCAATCCATAAGCTCCTAGCTCTATCCCAGATAATGTTTTTGCTCAGTCCAGTAATTTCAGATAACTGTTCAGCAGTACCTGTTACTAGAATTCGGTCACCATGCCAGATCGCAATTTTTCTCGGCGTTTTCCGTTTGGACTTTTCAGTCCACATTGATTTGCCAAGCTTTTGGACTTCTGCAACTATTTCTTTGTCTTCCTGCCAAGATTCTGACTTGGTTAATTCAGCAATTCGTTTCATTGTCGCTTTCTTATCCACACTCATTCCTCCAATCGATGGATTTCCCTTCTTAAATTCTCTATGTGCAAATCGATTGCCTTCCTAGCCGTTTCATTGACCATCACTGCCTTTGTTCGTTCCAGATCGTCAATTTCACGTTGAATGCTTCGAATACGCATTTGAATCACTTCTTCTGTTGTCATGATGGACCACCTCGTTAAAAACGCTCTTCCTTGAACGTATTCCGATATTTTTTAGCTAATATCAACGGCACTTGATATTGATGACAAAACAATTTCGCCTTGATCTTAAAGTCTTTTGTCTGCATTCCTTTAACATCTACGACTTTGACAAGTTTGCCGTTTTTATAAAATGTGAAGTCGGGAATATACTCGATCTTGCGATACTTCTTTCCGTCTAGTTCAAATTTCGGCATCAGCTCAAATCGTTCCTGAAGTTTTACTTTCCAGCCGTTCGCTTCCGCTTGCCACAAAGCTAGATCGTAGTACTCTGCTTCTGCGGTAGAATCGAACTTGATACCTCGATGGATAGTTTTTCGATTACGATATTTATTCATTCTCAAGAAGCGCCTCCTTCTTAGCCTGATAAGCAGCAAAGCGGGCTTCTAATTCTGCTTTTTTATCAGGATCTAGCGTCTTTTCTTCTTGAGGTTTGTTGACCCAATCAGGCAACTTTTCACGCCGTACATTATTTTGACGTTTAGGAAGATAGTTTTGTTTTTTCTTGTTTTTAAAAGCTTCTTGGGCTTTTTCCGCTGATTCCATTGTCTTAATTCCTTGATTACTCCATGAATTTAATATCGCTTCAACGTATTTTTTCAATCCTGTCATCTCAACGTTGTTTTCGAAAGCTAATTTAAAAGCAAAGAGAATCATATCTGCTCCCCAAGTTTTAATCATCGGTCCTAATGCTCCTTGCAAAAGTCCAGTAGGTGCTTTCCCCCAGTTTTTTTGGATGAACTCATACACGCCTATATCATCATCTTCTTTATTTGTTTTGTTTTGTTTTGTATTGTTTATATAAGCTGAAGGATTTACTGTAGAATCTACTGAAGGATTTACTTCCCTATTTACTTTCGGATTTACTTTACTATCTACTGGAATATTTCCAGTAGCGGAGTTTTCTACCGTATTATCTACTGTAGTTTTTACTGTAAAATTTCCAGTTAGATCAGAAAGAATATAAACTCCAGCTTTTGTACGACCTCTCTTTTTATATTGAAGGAGTCCGTTTTGGATCAATTGATTACGATTGTTAATCAATGTTTTTTCAGACGTTTTAGTCATTGCTTGTAGCCTTGTATTGGCAATCGATAATTCGCTCTGCCATCCACTTTTGTTTGCTATAGCCATTAGCTTATACCAAAGCAGTTGGGGACCAGCGCCAAGCTCGTTATATTCAAGCCAATTGTCAAAAGCATTAAGCTGTCCGATGTAATCCAATTGTGTTCCTCCTTTCGTTTTGATGTTAAGAGGGAGATAACTCCCTCGCTATTTGTTTAATGGTGGATTTGATGCATCGAATAACCCAGTTTGAATATCTGAATCTTCTGCAGGTTGATCCATAACGGGTTCTACTGTTTTTCTTTCTGGCTCCATTTCTGATAGAGTTGTTTCTTCAATCAACTCTTCATTCTCGTTTAATCGGAAAACCTTCTCGTCCGATGTAACAGCAGTTTGCATCTCTACTGATAAAATGCCCCACTTAGATAAAAGATTCCGCAGAACTGTTTTAATGGCCATTGCATCGTAATTATCCTTCCAAGCTCCAGATAGTTTTTCTTTGTCATATCCCTTTGCATTTTTAATTCGATGGGCTTCTATTTCTTGCTTAGTCCAATAGACTGTCTTTTTAAATCCATTTAATAGTTCAAAGAAACCAACATATCCGATAACTTTGTCTGATTGCTTAGCATTGTAATCAAATGTAAATTCTTCTGTTAAAGGATTCCACTCAATCAATTGTCCTTCGTATATCTCCAATGCATTCAGAGCTTTATATTGCCCCGAACGTTGCGCAAGTTGAATGTAGCCTTTGTATCCTAGAATGAACTGCGCTTCATTATGTGTAATCCATTCTTTTCCAACTTTTTCTTTTCTATTGAATGGAACAACATAGGCATATCCTAAATTTTTATCAATAGGTAGATCCATTGTTGCTGCTTTTAGTGCGGAAGCAATAATGGTCATTGGTTCTGCTTTGGACAGATAGTTATCACCACCAACTAAAGTCATGAGCGATCCCATAAAAGAATCCGATTTTTCATGTAGAATATCAGTAAATTTTTTCTTCATTGCTGGCGTACTCATCAAAGCTTTAAAACCTAACTTTGATGGGTCAACCACTTGAGTATTTTGTTCAGTCAGTTGTTTTTTTAACGATTCATTTGTTGCCATTTTTCTTTTCCTCCTTCAGTGGTAATCCACAAATCGTACAATAACTCCAAGATGTTTCTCTAACTTCGCTTCCACAGCGGGGACATCTTTCCATCATTTAATCTCCTTTTCTGTCAATCTTCTAGATTCAGTAATGCTATAGATCTCTTCATCACTTGTGATATCTGGATATTTCTCTGCTAGTTTCTTCGTGTTCATACGTTTAGTACTAACAAGTTTCCAGCTGATGATGTTCCTTTGTGTAATACCGATACTTGCCGCACGTTTTCCTAGCTCGCTGATAATCTCGTTGTCTACTTGACGGATAGCTGACTCAATTTCTTTTTTCGTCCGCTTGAGTTCTCTTTTTTGCTCGATAAGTTCATCAAAAAGTGACGGTAGAGCTGTTTGATTTTCTTCTACATCTGCATATTTTTCTTTTAAGAAATCAGCAGTCGCTTCACTTCCGTCAATTACAGGCTCGATACCTTCAACTACATTTGTTTCCCAAAATTCAACCAAGCGTTCTGTAATTGTATCGATTAATTCTTGATCTCTCGCAATTCGCTTCCAAATGAATTTTTGTCCACCGATCAAAACAGCGATATAACAATAGTCTTTGTTTAAAACGTACATGTAATGCTGAACTTGACAGAGATAGCTAAGCGGTACCTCTTCGCCTTCCCATTCTTTACCGAGAAATTGATTGGCTGTTTTGCATTCCAGAATGGCATTTTCTCCCACTACTTCCCGATCAATATTTGCTCTTAAAAATGGATGTAATGGATGTTCAAATACTTGGTTTCTTCTGCGTACTTTTTTGCCTGTACGTTCCTGAAACTCTTTAGCAACCACTTCTTCTAAAACATTACCCCAATAAGCGGGCTCATTTCCTGATTCTTCAAGTACTACTTGTCCTGTTTTTTCTAGCCATAGTTGATAAGGAGATTTCCATTTATTCAATCCTAAAATTGTTCCAACATCCGAACCTCCGATGCCTTTCTTACGGTCTTCAAGCCATTCTTGATGGCTCATTTCTAAGGTAGATTTACTCATCGTCTTCCTCCTCTTTATGTGGCGTGCCCCATTCAGGAGTCGTTAAATATTGATCCAGTGCTTGTCCAAAATCATTCATTGTTTTAGCCTTCCTTTCATGCTAAAATACAGATAAGTTATTTTGATATGTTGCCGATTAGCGATTGCCGTCGCTGGTCGGTCTTTTTTGTGTTGGCATTTTGAAACTTTCTCTTACAGCAGTAATCGCTACTAAGGTTCCCCAATAAATAAGTGCATATGCTGGATTAATACTTGCCAGTACGATTGCTACTAGGCTCATAAGCAAAGCGCTCTTGACAGTCATTTTAAATACAGTTTTCATTTCTTTCTCTCCTCTCTATATTTAGCAATTTCACTAGCCAAATCTCGGTTCATATAATTGTTTAAAAAACGGTTAACTTCAGCTTTGGGTATCCGTATCTCTCCAATCTTTAAGCAACCCAAGTACCCCATATCGATCAAAGCTTTTACGTTTTGTGGATTTGTTGTTATAGCTAATGCCGCTTCAGTAACTGAGTAAGTTAGTTTTTCGACGTTTCTCTTACTGTTGCGCTTCAAGACAACTTTTTTTGGAAAAATATTTTCCAATGTTTCCATTTCCATCATCCTTTCATATATCCTTGTACTACCCAGTACGACAGCCGTTCCTCACTAAGCTTGCGAATATCGATTCCAAGTATTTCGCATAATGCACTTATTAGTGTGACTTCAACCATGATCTCGTCTAAAAATTCATAAGCATATGCAATGATTTGTTGACGATCATCAACAGTTAAGTAATTTACTTGTTTAAGAAGAATTTTTTCTACTTCTTGCTTCTTCTGTTTCCGCTCATCTGATTCAATCATTTGCAACTTGTCTAATGAAGATGGATCTCTTCTATAAACGTCTCCATCAATTGATTTGAATAAACCGAAAAATTCATGGATCACTTGAAGCGTAAAATCAGAATCTCTAAAATGATCCGTTAACGCCTGAGCATTTTCTAACGTCACGGGCTTCGTATTAAGCAATGTTGTCCAATCGCTTAATGACTGTTGAGAGACGTTGATTTGTCTTGCTATTTCCTTTTTGGTCTCACCACTCTTATTAATTACTTCGACTAACGATTCTCGAATAACACTTGATTTTTTTAACAGTTTAAACACCTCATATTCTTATTCGCCCGTATATCAATACGAGCAATTTTTTTATACTATTAATTTAAAGAATCAAACGAAAGCTGCTTCGTCTAGTTCACGTTGAAGGTCTTTGTTGACTTCTTCAACTAAACGATCAAGTTGATCGTCATTCGCACATTTGATGATATGAACCAGTCTTGGTCTTGCATCTAAAATGATGTTTATTTTTTCTTGCCGTGTCATTAAAATCACCTACTTATTTATTTGATATAATCTCACTATGGAAGGTGGTGAGATTATGGCTTATAAAGAATCTATCGTTAAAAAGATAATCGAAATCGTTGAAATAGCTCCTAAAGGGACAAGTACCCACTATTTAGAAGGTTTCAATCAAAAAGATGTAATCGATACTGTGAACTCTCTTCATCTAAAATATCCCGACAATATTTTAGAAACAGAAAGTTATTATAGTGAGCTTGTTCCAATTGTAATTAATAAATAATTTCTGGTTATTCTCCTTTTGAATTTTTGAAGTATTTACTCAAAGGGAGAATTTCTGGTCCTACCAAAACATCTTTTATATCAACTTCATCTATAAAACATTCGATTTTTAGTTTTGGCTTGCCTGATGCTGGCATAAATAGTTCAATATTTGTTACTCCACGTCCTAATGTCCAATCATTTAATTTAATTTCATAATTTGGTGAAATTGTTGGGTTTTCAACTTTAGGTTGTATTGAGAGTTTTAGCAGATTTTTTATTTTTTCTTGGCGTGTCATTAAAATCATCTCCTTAGCTTGTACATGAAAGAAACACTTTTTGTACGATATTAGACGGATAATAGATAACTAGTAATTATTAATAAAACTAGCAATGCGTAGAAAGGGTACCAACTATTCCAAGGTTCTAATTTACGCATTGACTGAATACAAAGTATTCCAAATATCCATATTGCTATTATTAAAAATTTCATTTAGAAACCTTCTGTCTGTTGTTTTTTGGCAATACTTCACTAAAAATAAAAAGCTTATCAAAATCTTTCTCAGATAAATCAAAAGCTTTAAGCAATTTCGGAATGAGTTCACCACCGATTCCGCGATCTCCGTTTAAAATTCTATAAATTGTTGACGGAGCAACATTCATTCTTTTAGCAAGTGAATATGGATCATCTCCTTTTGATTGCATCAAGGAGTAGAGCTTTTCTTGCTTAAGCAAAGTTTTCATCTAATACACCTCCATTGCCTTATGACAATACTATAATACTTTTTTTGTCACTTGGCAACACTTTTTGTTGTCAAATTGCAATTTTTTTTGCTTTTATTGCCACAAGGCTATATCATTTATTTAGAAAGGGGTTTTATCATGGAGTTTGGAGAAAAACTAAAAGAATTGAGAACCTCTAAAGGATTAGGAGTTAATCAGTTAGCGTTAAAATCTGGAGTAAGTGCTTCTCAAATATCTAGATTTGAAAAAGGTGAACGGAAAGATCCAACCTTGGAAACTTTAAAAAAACTATCAGTAGCTTTGGGCGTTTCTATTTCCTATTTTGAAGAAAATTCACCTATTAGTACCAGTGATATTCCGGAATGGGCTGACGAAAACGATTTAATTGAACTTGATAAGCTACTTGAATCAAATGCTAACATGGCTTATGGAGGCGAAACTTTAACACCCGAACAGCTTCAAAGAGTCAGAGATGTTTTAGCAGGCATGTTTTGGAAATTCAAAAAAGAAGACAAGGACAAAGAGAAGTGATTGGGTATGGAATTGGATGTTATCAATTTAGTTGAGAACCTAAAGTGGAAGTATCAATCCGCTAATCCATTTTATATTTGTGAAAAAATGGATATTCAAATTGAATATGTTCCTTTTATTGATGATCCTAAAGGTCAATTCCAAGAGATTTTAGGTCGTGCTGTCATTCTTTTGAATGACGAATTAAAGGATTCTGAGGAAAGATTTTACATTTGTGCTCATGAGCTTGGTCATGCCATTTTCCACAAAGGATTATCAAGTTATTACGTCTCTACAAGAAATTCTAGAAGCAAATCAGAAAGCGAAGCGAATTGCTTTGCTGCTAATCTTATAGCCGACTTATATAAAGAAGACACACAAATGTATCCCAGAAAAATTGAAGATTTATCTCGTTTATATGGTCTTCCAGTTTCGGCTTATAGATTCTTAATTTAGTTAATCATGAATTGTGCTTTTGCTTTGTGGGGAAAGCGTGAACGGTATAGTTCTTTGATTTGGAGGCGACTATCACTGCCTGCCTTAAGTGGGAGTAATAATATTTTTTTGGAGGAGAAATAATGGCAAAGAAAAAGGTTACAGGAGAAGATGGTAAAACATATGTTATGAAAGAGAAAAAACCATTCTATAAGAGAGTTTGGTTTTGGATTCTAGTGGTAATCGTTGTGTTCATCGTTGGTGGTGCGCTAGGCGGTGGCGATGATAAAAAAGAAACTACTTCTGCTAAAACAGAAAAAGTAAGTAGCAACGATTCTGCTGAGAAAGATACACAGAGTTCTAGTGATCCTTTGAACCAGGACTTTGCTGTTGGAGATACTGTGAGCTACGAGGGCTATGAAATTAAAGTTAATAATGTGCAATACAGTAGCGGTAGTGAGTTCGATACTCCTGATGATGGAAAACAATATGTTATCGCAAACATTACAATTACTAATAATTCTGGTAAAAAGCAGTCCTATAACCCTTATGACTTCAAGCTAAATGCAGATGGTAATGCCACTGATATGGATGAAATCACTACATTAGATAATATTAACCAATTAAATAGTGGCGATTTGGATGATGGTGCTTCAGTTACTGGTGATTTGGTTGGCCAAGCTGATACAAATGCCAAGTTAAAGCTTCAATATGCTACATCTATTTGGAATGATGAAACAGTTGATATTTCTTTAAACTAATAGATCAAAAGAACAGCCTTCGGGCTTTTCTTTTTAAGTACCAAAGAACATAAGTTCGTATGTTTTATTTATGAATACGATTTTTGCTCTATCCCCTATCAGATTAAAAATAAATATTATAAAATTTCTTACTATTACAAATCATCTACGAAAGGATTGATAACATGCGTGGCGGTGTGAGAAAACGTGGAAAACGTTGGTATTATTATTTTGAAGACATCAATGATGATGGCTCAAGAAAAAAAATGGAGAAAGTTGGCGGAGACACCCGACCAGAGGCCGAAGCTGCTTTACGAAAAGTTTTATCAGATATTGACGAAACAGGACAATACTTTTTAGGTACGGATACTCGAGTAAAACAATACCTTGATTTTTGGATGGAGGAATACGTTAAACTGAATCTAAAATACAATACCTATGAAAACTACCGATTTACCATCAAAAATCATATAGATGGTTATTTAGGAAAGAAAAAACTTACGGATCTCTCCCCTGCTCTTTTGCAAAATTTCATCAATGATGAATTTAAAAAGGGTTACTCGAAGAAAACAATGACTATTACTCACTCTGTCCTTAAGAATGCGCTGAATATGGCGGTTTATCCTTGGGGGTTAATCAAGCAAAATCCTATGCTGTATGTAAAGATACCAAAATACGAAGAACGACCAACGACTAAAAAAGATCTAAAAATCATTTCTCTTGAGGACTTTGATCATATGCTAGAAATCACTCCTGAAGGCCATCCTTTCTATATTCCTTTGAATATTGGATTTTATACGGGAATGCGCGTTGGCGAAGTTTGTGGTCTGACGTGGGATAATGTCGATTTTTCAAATGGAACAATTACTGTAGATAAACAAATGGTAAAGAATGGTGGCGCATGGGTATATGGTACACCAAAGACAAGCAGTTCCAATCGAACGATTTTTATTGGACAAACCTTGCTAGCAATTCTGAAAAAACATAAGAAACAACAATTAGAAAATCGAATGAAGTATGGAAATCTCTACATTGATTCAAATGCAGTATGTACGAAGGAAGACGGTGAGCTAGTTACGCCAAGTGTAGTGAAATGGAATACTAGGAGGATATCGAATGCACTCTCCCTCTCTTTTAACTTCCATTCTCTCAGACATACTCATGCTACACTTCTTCTCGAAAATGGCGCAAAAATGAAAGAAATCTCTGAACGATTGGGCCACAGCAGAATTTCAATTACGATGGATACTTACTCGCATGTGACAGATAAGATGAGAAATGAAACGGTCGATATCATGGAGAATCTGAGAAAGAATTCTTGA